ACATTGAGGACAACCCTGAGTCTCGCAAAGCCTACGGAGCGGCTAAGGCATGGGTACTGAACGCCAACAACAAGCGCAAGAACAGGAAGCTAACGGTTGCGCGGCTGTTGCAGCAAGCGGAGGAGTACAGTCAGTACCCTGAGTTCTACTTCGTGCAGCAGTTGGACTTTCGTGGCCGTATGTACTCGACCTCGACTGGCCTGAACAACCAAGGTGATGACCTGAACCGCTCCCTGCTGAAGTTCTCGGTGGGTAAGCCCCTGACTACTGACGAGCAGCGCAAAGCGTACAAGGTTCAAGGTGCAAACCACTACGGGTTGACTTCGGAAACCTTGGATGACCGCATCGCCTGGGTGGATAGCGCATCGGAAGACCTTGTCAACGCTGGACGCGAACCGCTAAACCACATGAGCTTTTGGTTGAGCGCCAAAGACCCCTTTCAGTTCATGGCGTGGTGCATCGAATACGCGGCCATTGAGGCTGACCCCTCGACGCCTAGCTCTTTGCCTTGCTCAATCGACGGCACGAACAACGGCTGCCAAATCTGGTCGCTGATTATGCGTGACCGTAAGACAGGCGAGGCCACCAACTGCACCGACCTGGGGAGTCCGCAAGACCTGTACGCCGATGTCGCTGCTGATGTCTCGGCCACCCTGGAGGAGAACTTCTTCGCTAGGGAGTGGAGGCGCATCGGCATCGACCGAAGCACCGTCAAGCACGGGGTCATGATTATCCCCTACTCTGCTACGCTTGCTGGGGTAGCCCATACTATTTATGACTGGCTCCAGAAGAAGCGGGTGGAGGGGACCATCGACCCTTCATGGCGCAGCGATTACCAGGGGGCGAACTACCTAGCTAAACAGGTGTGGAGGGTTTTGCCTGACCACATCCCTGCTGTGCTGCAAGGCAAGGAATACCTCCAGAGTTGTGTGGGGCTGGCGTTCAAGCAACAGGAGGGTGTCTCCTGGACCCTGCCCACGGGGCTACAGGTCACCAACAAGTACATGAAAAAAGCCCTGCGGAAAGTCCGCACAAACCTGGGGCAACGCTACCATGTTAGTTATGTCCAAGAACCCACGCTTGGACTGAGCGGTAAGCGGCAGAAGCAGACCATTACCGCGAACTTCACACACAGCATGGACAGCGCACTGTTGACGAAGACCGTCTGCGCGGCGACAGCCGTCACGCACTTCAGCATGGTTCACGATAGTTACGGCTGCCATGCTGCCGACCTCCCTGTCCTCGCCCATGCCGTGCGCGAGGCCGCTTCTCAGTTGTTCAGCGTCGATGTCCTCCAGGACTTCCGCGACCAATTGTGTAAACAGTTGCCGGATATTGATTTCCCGCAACCACCTCAGCTTGGCGATTTGAATCCAAGTGAGGTACTTCATTCCACCTACTTCTTTAACTAGAAGAAACACGCATGACAAACAAACCGCAAGTACTGGCGAGTCCCAAAGGGGTTGCTCGCTATCCGTGGCTGACCCAGCCTGACTACGATTTTGCTGAGAAGTACAACTCGGCTCCTGAGTACAAGTGCCAGCTTGTCCTGAACAAGGCCGACAGCGAGGCGTTCAAGGCACAGTTGACTAAGGTTTACCAGGAGGCGTACAACACCGCTTGCCAGGAAGAGGGGAAGAAGCTGAAGCAATACAGCGAGTTCCCTTGGGTTGACCTTGAAGACCCCGATACTGGTGAGGCGACTGGCGAGACGGCCTTCAAGTTCAAACTGAAGGCGACTGGCGAGAACCGTCGCACTGGCAAGACCTGGGAGAACCGCATCGCTTGGCTGAACGCAAGCCGTCAGCCGATGGAAGTCCCGATGGAAAGTGTCGGTGGCGGCAGCGTCATCCGCATTGCCTTTGAGCCGTACACTTGGAACGCACCGATTGGCTTCGGCCTGACGCTGCGTATCAAGATTGTTCAACTCATCGACCACAAGACTTATGTGACTAACTCCGACGAGTTGGCCAATAAGCTGTTCGATGTAGAGGGTGATGGCTTTCCTGGAGTGGAGGACTCCAGCGACAGCCCAGCGACCGATAGCGGCGCTGACTTTTAGTGGCGAGGAGTTACCTCAAGTTCACTATCCCCATCAACCCTGTGCCAGCTAGTAGGCCAAGGGTTTCAAAGTGGGGATGCTATTACAGCAAGACATACACCGCGTTTCGGAAGGCTGCACCAGAAGCAATCGAAGAAGCGGTACGCAACTCAGGGGTAGGTCGGGGTGACCTACCCTTGTCCCAAACAGTTGAGTGCGAGTTCGTATTCAACTTCAAGCAACCCAAGTCTACGAAGCTGGAGTACCCCAGGGCTGATGTTGACAACTGCCTTAAGGCGATTCAAGATAGCATCCAGGACATCATCCTCGTAGACGATAACCAAATCACCATAGTCAAGGGAGAGAAGCGATGGGCGGAGAAGGGCCAAGAGGGTTTCATCGAGATGAAGCTACGGATAGTCGATTCCTAAGGCACGGCCCGTGCGACGAGTGCGGCAGCAGTGATGCTAGAGCTATCTACTCTGACCACGAATACTGCTTTAGCTGTCGTTCACATACACAGACACATGAAACACCCAGCAAAGGAGGAAACATGGAAACGCTGACTCAACGATTCCTTAATGTTGAGTACGGTGACATCCCTAAGCGCAAACTGCGGGAGGATACCTGCCGTAAGTTTGGCTACGGGATTAGCGGCAAGTACCAAGTTGCCAGCTACCGAGATAAAGATGGACGGGTCGTGGCGCAGAAGCTCCGTGACTCTGAGAAGAACTTCCGCATTGTCGGCGACGCACGGCGGATGCAACTGTTTGGTCAGCACCTGTGGTCTGGCGGCAAGCAGCTTGTTATCTGCGAAGGGGAGGTTGATACCTGCTCTATGGGTCAGGTCCAAAGCCTGAAGTGGCCCGTTGTCGGCGTACCGAACGGCGCACAGTCGGCTTCCAAAAGCATCCGCGACAACATTGAGTTTGTCGAGAGCTTTGAAAAGGTTGTGTTCATGTTCGACATGGACAAGCCAGGGCAGGAAGCTGCGGTTGAGTGCGCGGCACTGCTCAGTCCAGGCAAGGCGCACATCGCCCAGCTACCTGAAGGTTTCAAGGACATCAACGAGATGCTCCAAGCCAACAAGGTGCAGGAGCTTGTGTCTTGTATGTGGTCGGCCAAGCCCCACCGCCCTGATGGCCTAGCGTTTAAGGATGAAATCTACGCTGCCGTGACGGACATGACCGAGGTGGAGGCTTACGATTACCCCTGGCCTGGATGGAACCAGAAGACCTATGGCTTACGCCGTGGGGAACTGGTCGTTGTCACGGCGGGAACTGGTATCGGCAAGTCCACGGTATGCCGTGAGATTGCTTACCACCTGAGCCGACAAACCAAGGTGGCCTACATCGCCTTGGAAGAGAATGTCCGCCAGTCTGCGCTTCAGTTCCTCGGTATCCACACGGGGAAAGCCCTGCACTTGAACTACGACATCTCGGAAGACGAGCGTGACAAGGCGTTTGAGGAAGTGTTCGGCACGGAACACATCGTCCTCTACGACCACTTCGGTTCCATCGACCCCGATAACCTGATGAAGAAGATTCAGTTCCTGGCTCACGCTGGGTACAAGTATGTCTTCCTTGACCACCTGACCCTGATGCTGTCAGGCGGTGCTGACCAAGGCGACGAGCGCCGGCGGATTGACGCGGTGATGACCAAGCTGCGGCAGACGGTGGAGAACCTGAACATCGGTCTGGTTGTTGTCAGTCACCTCAAGCGCACCGAAGGTAGACCGATGGAGGAAGGTGGTCAGACCTCTCTGTCTCTGCTCCGTGGCTCGACTCAAATCGCTGGCCTTGCCGATATGTGCATTGGCCTGGAGCGTGACCAGCAGGATGAGGAGAACCCTAACCATGTCCTTTGCCGTTGCCTGAAGAACCGATTCTCTGGCGACACTGGCCCGATGGAAACGCTGGTGTTCGACAAGAAGAAGATGCGCTTCTCCATCGTCAGCCCCAAACAGCCCGATGAACCAAAGCACTTTGATTTTTGACCTGGAGACGGACGGTCTGCTTGACTCCGTTTCCGTGATTCACTGCATTGGTGTGGTCAGCGAAGATGGCAGCTACAAGCGACTGTTCGGCCCCGATGAGATTATTGAGGGGCTGGATGTGTTGGCCGCTGCCGACCGATTGATTGGTCACAACATCCAGGGGTACGACCTTCCTGTTCTCCAAAAGCTGCACCCTGAGTGGACCTTTGGGGGGGACATCCGTGACACGGTGATTATGTCTCGCATCAAGTTTGCGGACATGAAGAACCAGGACTTCACCAGGGAAGACTTCCCCCCGAAGCTGATTGGCCGTCACTCCCTGGAATCCTGGGGACACCGTTTAAACTTCTACAAGGGAGACTACGGTAAGCAGGAGAACGCCTGGGAGAAGTACACCGAGGAGATGGGGGAGTACTGTCTTCAGGACTGCGAGCTAACTCGGAGACTGTACCACCACCTAAAGCTCCCTGACTCCTGTGTCGAGTTGGAGCAGGGATTTGCAAAGGTACTCGACAGTCAGATGGAGGTGGGGTTTGAGTTCGATGTCGCCAAGGCCCAAGTCCTGTATGGGAAGCTGGTCAAGCGGAGAGCCGAGATTGAGGAAGAGTTGATATCGGTGTTCCCTGCGAAGGAGACTCCGATGAAGACTCGCCAGTACTGGGTTCACCCAGAGACTCAGGAGCGGTACGCCCTTAAGGGTGACTGTCCCGCCAAGGAGCGGAAGCTGCTGGAGCCTGGGCCGTACAAGGTGAAGCGCGAGGAGTTCAACCCGAACAGCCGACTTCAGATTGCCGAAGCCCTGACCAATCACTACGGGTGGAAGCCTAAAGAGTTCACTCCCGATGGCCGACCAAAGGTAGACGAAAAGGTTCTATCCAAGCTGCACTTCCCTGAAGCAAGGCTGCTTAATGAGTTCCTGATGATTACCAAGCGTCTCGGTATGTTGGGTGATGGTGACTCGGCGTGGCTGAAGCTGGAGAAGCAAGGCCGCATTTACGGGCGCATCAACCACAACGGCGCGGTCAGTGGTCGCTGTACTCACAGCCGACCCAACATTGGGCAGACAACTGGCCTTGGCGCAGCCTACGGCAAGGAGTGTCGGGAACTGTTTACGGTCCCCCCAGGCTACAAGCTGGTTGGTGCTGACCTTGCTCAGGTGGAGCTTCGGATTCTCGCCCACTACACGGGGCGGTGGTCAGACGATTACACTAAGGCTATCCTTGAGGGCGACATTCACTCGGTAAACCAACACGCCGCTGGACTTGGCGATGACCCCAACGGACGGAGCAAGGCTAAGACTTTAATCTACTGCACCCTGTACGGTGGCGGTCCAGCTAAGATTGGTGAGACGATTGGCGTCAGCCCTGCGGCGGGGAAGAAACTTCAGAAGGCTTTCCTTGATGGGATGCCAGCCCTGAAGACCCTGATTGAGCAGGTCAAGGCCGTTGTCCGAGACAAAGGCAACCTTACGGGCCTGGACGGTAGACCATTGACCTGCCGCTCGGAACACTCGGCGCTTAACACTCTTCTCCAGAGTGGCGCAGCCGTCGCCATGAAGAAGGCAACGGTCCTGGCAAATGAGAAGTTTGCCGCAGCGGGATGGACTACCGAAGATGTAGCCCAAGTCGCACACATCCACGATGAACTTCAAGTACAGGTCCGCGAACCGCTGGCCGAACAGGTTGGAGAGATTCTGGTGGAGTCGTTCCGTGAAGCGGGGCGGTTCTTTAACCTTCGCTGCCCTTTGGATGGCGATTACAAGATTGGAAACAACTGGGCGGAAACCCACTAACACACATGAGTTCAAAAATAATCATCGACGGGGACATCTTCCTTTACCAGTGTGCTTTTGCCAGTGAGACAGAGGTCTGCTGGGACGCTGGGAAGAACTTCTACACCCTTTACGGGGAGCTTGGCCCTGCTCAACGGGCCTTCTCGGAACAGGTAGACAAGGTGGTGTCCACGGTTGGCGTGGATGACTTCATCATCTGCTTCTCTGGGAAGGACATCTTCCGCAAGAAGCTCGACCCTGAGTACAAGGCCAACCGCTCTGGGAAGCGCAAGCCTGTGGTCCTGGTCCCGCTTCGGGAGTACATCATGGAGAAGTACCGAAGCATGGCTGTCCCTCACCTAGAGGCTGATGACCTGCTGGGTATTCTGGCCCAGGAGGGCGACATCATGGTCACCTCCGACAAGGACTTGCAGACTGTCCCTGGGCTGCATTACGACCCCAGAGGCG